AGCACTCCGTTGGGCTTTGGCATGATGGCTCCAAGCGGAGTGCTAATGATCGGGCTGGCATTGCTGTTGCGCGATGCAGTGCATGAAGCTTTAGGTCGAAATTGGTCACTGTATGCAATCGCGGCTGGCGCGGTGCTAAGTTATTTGCTGGCTGACCCTTACATCGCCTTTGCAAGCCTTGCAGCCTTTGCCGTTTCAGAGCTTTCCGACTTTGCCGTTTATTCGCGGATCAGAGAGCGAAGCCGTGAGCTTGCGGTTCTAGCGTCAGGCGTAGTCGGAAGCGTGATTGATAGCGTCATATTTCTGTACATTGCATTCGGTTCACTGGCCCATTGGGAAGGTCAGATTGTCGGCAAAATCGGTGTAACAGTCATAGCGGCTGGTTCGCTTTGGTATTGGAAGCAGCGAAGAGCCGCCAGATGATGAAAACTAAGCACAAGGTTGGTCACATGCTGTTTGAGCTGTTCCACGATGAGGTTGATGGAGCCTGGTGGACAGTACAGCCGCTGTCAGCAGTTACAAAGAAAGACAGAAAGGTTTTGTTCAGTGGGCCAGTAGAGAAGCTCATGGCAGAACAACTGAGATCCCTTGCAACGAGGATCAAAGAGCTTGAGCCCATCGATGATGTCTGTGGGGAATGTGGCGGATCTGGATGGGTTGGTGGCGAGGAAATGAAGAGAGTATCGGGAGAGTACCAAACATACGAACCCGTGGATGGCTCAAGCAGATGTGCGAGCTGCAACCCACTAGGAGTATAAAAAGGAAACAATCCAATGAAGCTAACAAGCGATGAAACACACGTTATTTTAGACGCTCTGTTTGAACATGCAGATCGACATGTGGCCCATTCAGCGAGGACAGACCTCACGGAAGACGAAAAAGAAGACCTTGAGGAAGAAACTGAGGAATATCACGCTGTTATGAAATTAATTGATAGATTTTGGAAATCCTTAAAAATGAGAGAAATCTACTATCAACCAACAAATCGAGCGCAGATTAAAAATAATTATCGAAGCCTCTACGAAGCCGGTCAGTTGAATGATGAAGATTTGGATAAGATCCGGGAAAATATAAAGAGGATATGACATGTCAGAAAAAGAGCAAAAGCAAGTTAACCTGCTAAAAGCAATGATTGCAACAACAGACGAGGTCAAAAGCCTCAAAAAGCTTCTTCAGAGATTAGCCGTGCAGCGCCCGGCACTGAAGCATCGTAAAAAAATAGCTGGCATTTTGAAGATATCAATTGAAGAATTGGAAGAGCATTTGAAAAATTACAAGCGGCAAAGCAAGCTGGGGTAATGAACTTTAATTTAAATCCCTATTGTAATTAGGCCCAATGGCCCTATATATAATGTATACCAACGGGCAATGAAGCCCACTAACTCAGGAGAGATAAAATGAAAAGCCAATACATGTCACAGTGGGACATTCAGCAAATGGCAGAAGCTGCGCTGATTTCCTATGAATTCACTGCATCTTGGAAACGCGCATTTGAGGCTGCTACTGAGTTTGCCGCTGACGAATGGGAAGTTAAGGCGACACAATCCCAAGCTGCTACTGCTGTTCGCATTGCCCAGACAGGCTGGGAAGGCATTAGGATGAGCGTCCAGCAAGTTCAATATACCAACGGGCTTCATTATACCAACGGGCAATGAAGCCCACAACGGCTAGGAGAGCGACAATGACTAACTCAACAACAATTGCTACGCTAATAATAGATCGCAACGATGTTGGAAATTCAATACATCCAGATTTATTTGATGACTGGTGTGAAGAATTGAATTTAGATCCTGTCTATACAGATCGATTTGAAGTTACAGTTTCAAAAGCTAAAGCTCAATGATGCAATATATACGGACGCCTATGACACCACAGAAATTCAAAGAGGCCCGGCAAACGCTGGGCCTTACGCAACAGGAGCTTGCGTATATTCTCAACAGTAATCCACGTACAGTCAGACGATGGGAAACTGACGATGACACTAGGCCCGTCAACCCGGTAGCTCAGAGGGTTATTGAGTGGATGCTAGATGGCTACAGGCCACCTCAATTACTGTGGATGCTAGATGGCTACAGACCACCTTTGCCAAAAAAGTGACGCTACACTTTCAGCTCAGTACAGCTCAGTACAGTTCAGTACAGCTTAGATGCCTGTGGATAACTTAGGGGGTTGACTTTATTTTCGACCTGTTCTTAAAATCGACTTGTCGTTTACATGCATTAGAAATGCGCTAAGAATAGCGCTAAGAAAAGCGCTAAGAATTGCAAAAAAGTAAAGTGATTAAAACTTAGAATCTAAAAATGCTAAGAATAGCGCTTAGCTAATGCATAGGACACAGAGTTATCATTCACCAGAAAATAAGCGATCTCCCTGTGGATAAGTATTCAATGACAGATCTTGATGAAATGTTTTTGAAAGCTGCCGAAACCGAAAGAAAATTACCACCAGCCATCGTTAAAAAAAAGCTCGGCTCATGGCCCGAATATGTCCAGGAATGGAGCGCCTACGGCTACTCAGACTTTGCCCCAAAGCTGCCGAAACCCTCACCAGCAGAAATCTCTGAGTATGATAAAGTTTTACTAATTTCCATAGATAAAATGAACAGCGATGATCGCAGGATCTGCTGGGCAGTGGCCCAAAGCGCAGCATTCCGGGAGCGTGGGCCTCAGTGGAATAAACTCGCCAGGCTCAAAGGCCTCGCCGATGGTAGACAGATCAAGCGAAGATACACAGACGCTCTGATTAGACTACACTACAGGCTCAAAGCTGAAGACGACGACGAACTACTAGCTAAGATATTTTAAGCAGCATGACAATATCTGTCAAGCTTCTGAATAAATCTAGCAAGACACTTGATCGAATGCGCGAAATGTGGTAACAAAACGATATAATAGGTACAACTACCTATTGCTGTCTATAACTGAACAACTTTACTGGTCAACCGTTCAACTACTCGTCGTTTATACCTGTGCGATAAGTGTGCCGACAACCTACCTGCGGATAAGCAAGTGCTAAGTGCAGGGGTTGGTCAGCAAGTTGTGACGAAGCGGTTGACCAACCTTTTTCATGGATAATTTATGCCTAAAATGCGCGTTACAAAAACGCAGTTGGATTTCATTTGTGATCAGCTCATCGAAGGCAGATCACTAAGAAAAATCTGCGATGAAAGCAATACGCTCCCAAGCTATCGAACTGTCTGTAGACATGTCAGAGATGATAGCGATGCTTACGATAAGTATAGAGCAGCGAGAAATATCCAGTGCGAACTGCTGAGAGATGATATCCTCGAACTCGTATCAGCTCCACTGCCCGATGATCCCAAAATGGCTATGGCAGAAGTGCAGCGTAGAAGACTAGAAGCAGACCAAAAAGATAAGTACATCCGACAGCTACAACCCCTCGGCCTGAGAGATAAGTCAGAAGATGCAGCAACAACAGGATCAATCACACTCACCTTGGCGAATGGTGATGTCGAAACCACAAAGGATTGATCACTTACTACACAGTCCTGCTCATAGCATATTATGTCTCAGCGGAAGAATATCAGACAAAGATCCTCTTTGCCTCGCACAAGCAATGCCAGGACGCTATGGATGCTATCTATCCAGTGATGTATAGTATCAGTCAAGATGTGATAGTGCAGTGTGTTCAGTCAGCTACCGTAAGCTCAGCAGCACTAAGGTTAAAGGCTAAGCCAGGTTCACAAGGTTCATAAGGTTCATAAGGTTCACAATACTTATGTATTCAAAATGTCAGACAGCATCGTGAAGCAAGGCTCCAGCACTATGATGAAGGGTGAGTAAATGATTACCTTGGTTACCCTGGTTACCCTGATTACCCTGGTTACCCTGATTACCTATACTCCAAGCTGAGCCTGTCAGCGATCACGCGCACGAGGCAGACCCTAAGTTTTTCTTTTTTTTAAAATTGATTAGCTGGTTCTGCGACCGAACTGCGACTATCTATTACTAAGCCGCTGATAACAAACAAATGTAGTCGGGGAACGGACCCGATAACTTATATTTTAGGCCAGCTCGGACCCCCCACCCCCCGAAAAAATCGGGCTGTCTTTCGTATCTATTACTCACCTATCCAGGAACCACACACTTGAAGATTGTCATTCCTTATTTTCCTAGGCCTTTACAGGCTAGTTTGCATTCTGACATGCAGAAAAAGCGCTGGGGCGTAGTGGTTTGTCACAGACGGTGGGGCAAGACTGTATGGGCGATTAATCATCTTCTTAGGGATGCGATATTAAACAGGCGAAAGGCTCCCAGGTACGCTTATATGGCCCCTACGTATCGCCAGGCCAAGAATGTGGCATGGGATTATTTAAAGCAGTTTACGGGCAGAATTACTGGCGTTAAGTTTCATGAGACTGAGTTGCGTTGTGATTTACCTGGCGGTGCTAGGATCAGTTTACTGGGGGCTGAGAACCCGGATAGTTTGAGGGGGATATATTTAGACGGCGTTGTGATGGACGAAGTTGCACAGATGCCGGAGAATGTTTTTCCGGAGATTTTGAGGCCGGCGTTATCTGACAGGAAGGGCTGGGGAATATTTGTTGGTACGCCAATGGGTCACAATGCATTTTACGATGTTTATGAGAGGGCTAGTTTAGACACTGATTGGCTGACTGTAATTTACAGGGCTTCTGAGACGGGCTTGTTGGATGACGATGAGTTAGAGGCTGCTCGGGCTATGATGTCTGAGGATCAGTATAACCAGGAGTTTGAGTGTTCTTGGAATGCGAATGTTCCGGGGGCTATTTTTGGGACTGAGTTGGAAGCTGCGCAGGATGAGGGCAGGGTATGCAATGTACCTTATGACCCGTCTGTTAAGGTAGATTGTTTTTTTGATCTTGGTGTTAACGATGCAACGGCTGTTTGGTTTGTTCAGAATGTTGGCAGGGCACTGCACGTTATAGATTACTATGAGGCGCGTAACGAGGGGCTTCCTCATTACTGTCACATTCTCAACAGCAAAAAGTATCTTTACGGAAATCATTATGCTCCACACGACATAGAGGTCAGGGAGTTAGGATCTGGCAAGAGTAGAAGGGAAGTAGCCTGGGAGCTGGGGCTGAACTTTCGGGTTGTACCTAAGTTGCCAGTTGAGGACGGCATACACGCTGCAAAGATGTTGATCCCCCGATGTTATTTTGACCGGGATAGGACGAAAGTGGGGCTTGAGGCTCTGCGACAATATCATAGGGCGTATAATGAGAGAACGAGGAGCTTTAGAAGCTCTCCTGTTCACGATTGGTCTAGCCACGCAAGTGATGCTTTTCGATATTTTGCGGTTGGTCTGAGAGAAACAAGAGATTCAGCTCGGCCCCCACAACTGACGGCGGTACGTGAATACGATCCGTTTGCTGCTTAGGAGAAAAATAATATGAGCCATACATGGTGGCATTGGCAATCTGCGCCTAGCGATAATAACGCCGCATATCGGCGTGGAAACGCGCAAAAAGATCCGAATAAATCAGGGCTGACTAGGATCACGGATGATTTTCAAATGGATTTGGGGATTAAAAAGCCGGACGAAGATTACTATGCACGTTTAGACGATCGAAGCCGACGTTCTCAGCAAGCTATGAAAGAAATTATGGAGCGAAATGATGAGCGAGACAGTGAAAGTCGGAAGTCTATTCTAACAGAAGAAGAGGAAGAAGAGGAAGAAAAGGAAGAAGAGGAAGAAGAGGAAGAGGAAACAGAGACAAACGATACTGAGAAGACGATTGTGAAAGATCTTGAGCTAGAGGCTGTTGACGACACGGACGAAAGCAAAGAAGCAACTGGCGATACAAACGAAGCATACAGTGATGTTGCAGAGCAAAGCACAGATACTTTTGGAGCTGGCGGTGGTGTTGCAGATGTTATTCAAGCAGACAGCAGTTTTATAGATCCAGATCTTAAAGCAGCGCAGGAAAAAATTGCAGAGCTAGAGGCAAAGCTTGCCGGTGATGTTGTTCAGGCAGACAATTCCGGCGATGCTTTAGAGCAGGTCGCAGTTGAATCGCAGGATCTTAACACGTCTACTATTCTGGGCGGGAAGCAAGAAGCAGCGGCTGCTTCTCCAACATCCACTGGACCGGCTGAAGATAAAGCCATTGAGATGTATAATAAAGGTCGGCGCTCAACAATTCTGACAACTCCCGGCGGTCTTCTAAGCGACGATGAAGAGGATGAAGAGGACGGCAAGTTACGCAGGAAGCGTAGGATGATTGTATGATTAAAAAGAAGCCACGCAACATAGCCGGGATGATGGGCGCTGAGGCGTCACAACCAGCCGAGGAGTTGGGCCGCATGACTGTAGATCCTTTGGAGCGCTTGTTACAAAAGCAGGGCGGTAGAACTCACGGTAGAATTTTGGACGGCATTAAGGTCAAAAAGCCAAAAACAACAAAAACAACAATGATGAGTAAGACTTATGTCTGAAGTTACTCCTCTTGTTCAGATGTTGGATCGTCGTTATAAAACTCTGAGATCTCAGCGTACAAATTGGGAAAATCATTGGCAACAATTGGCTGACTACATGCTGCCACGAAAGGCAGACATCACGAAAAAAAGAAGCCAGGGTGACAAGCGCACCGAGCTTATTTTTGACGGGACAGCCATACATGCTGTAGAGCTTTTATCGTCCAGCCTACACGGCATGTTGACCAGCCCTTCGACCCCTTGGTTTTCGATGCGCTACCGCGATCCGTTATTACAACAGAATGATGTTGCAAATGAGTGGTTAGAAGCAGCTCTGGACCAGGTGTACAAAGCGTTTCAGCGTTCAAACTTTCAAGAACAGATCCATGAACTGTACTATGACCTCGTTGTTTTTGGCACTGGTGCGCTTTACGTGGAGCAAGATCCATCAGGAGTACGTTTTTCTTGCCGCCACATTGCGGAGATTTGCATCTCTGAAAATCAGGAAGGTAGAGTTGATACTGTTTATCGGCACTTTAAAATGTCTGCTCGGGCAATTGGTATGCAGTTTCCAGACAGCCTGTCAGAAAAGATTAAAAAGGATGTAGAGGACGATCCATACAGAGAGCATGATTTGGTTCATGTTGTATATCCTCGCGCCGAAAGTGGCGGCAAGAAAGGAAAAGACAAGCCTGTCGCATCTGTTTACTACACGGCAGATGATCGTCAGCTATTGAGCGAGAGCGGCTTTGACGAATTTCCGTTTATGGTCACTAGATTTGTCAAAGATTCTGTATCAACTTACGGCAGATCTCCTGCGATGACGGCGCTGCCAGATGTTAAAATGCTGAACAAGATGTCTGAGACAACGATTAAGGCGGCTCAGAAGCAGATCGATCCACCTTTGATGGTCCCGGATGACGGATTCATGGGTCCAGTAAGAACAACACCAGGCTCTTTAAACTTTTACAGATCGGGAACGCGAGACAGAATGGAGCCTTTGCAAATCGGGGCCAACAATGTTCTCGGTCTGAACATGGAAGAACAACGTAGAAATGCAATTCGCCAGGCGTTCTTTGTCGATCAGCTCTTGCTGGGCGAAGGGTCAAACATGACTGCGACAGAAGTGTTACAGCGCAATGAGGAAAAAATGCGTCTTCTTGGACCCGTTCTCGGTAGGCTTCAATCAGAGCTGCTCCAGCCGATGATTTCCCGGTCATTTGCGCTGTTGCTCCGGGGAGGTTTTCTCCCGGCCCCCCCGGACGAATTGCAAGGTTTGGACATTGATATAGAATATGTCAGTCCACTTGCCAAAGCTCAAAAACTTACAGATCTGCAAAGTATGTTGCGAGGCTTTGAAGTGATGCTTCAGATGGCGCAGGTTGCGCCTGTAATGGATTACTTGGATAGTGACAAGTTGGTTCAGTATGTTGTTGAAACGACAGGAATGCCAGCCAGAGTTATTCGTTCTAAAGCCGAGGTTGATCAAATTCGCCGGGCAAAAGCAGAAGCTACCGCGCAAGTTATGGAACAGAACCCCGAAAATGGTGGCGAGATGATCCAGCAAATGCAGGGCGCTATGAATGGTCAACTGCAACAATGAACAAAAAACTAGAAGAGCTGAAGCTCAAGTATCGTCGGACGTTTAATACTGACGATGGTGAACAAGTGCTCGCTGATCTCAAACGCCGCTTTGGTTTTGAGGCAACCACATTTTCTGACGATCCTTATCTCACAGCATTTAACGAGGGACAACGCGCAGCAACGCTGCTGATCGTCAGAATGTTGTCCGAGAAAAAGGAATTAACAAATGAGTGAAGAGGCAATCCAGGATACTGGATCTCAAGAGGCTGTCGCAGCCCCGAACTTTCTAGAAAGCATACCCGAAAATTTAAGGTCAGAACCTTCTCTACGAAATTTCCAAGATGCCGGGAGCCTGGCAAAATCTTATGTTCACGCCCAGCGTATGATCGGGCGTGACAATGTAACCATCCCCAGCAAGTCTGCAACGCCAGAGGAGTGGCGTCAGGCTTATCAGAAGCTGGGAGCGCCAGATACTGCCGATGCTTATCAGTTCGATAATATGGATGATAAAGTTGCCAATGAATTTCGCCAACAGGCGTTTGAATTGGGGCTAAGTCAGAAACAGGCTAAGGCCGTTGCTGACTTCTATTTGGGTCAGGAGACTAGTAGAAACGAGGCACTAAAACAGGCTGGCGAAGACGCCATTTATGATAGTGAGCAGGAACTGAAGCAAGAATTCGGCAAAGCCTTTAAACAGAAAATTCTGGGCGCTCAGAATGCAGCGAAGCAACTTCTGGGTGGTACAGAAATATTTCATAAAGTACACCTGGCTGATGGTCGAAAGCTTGGGGATCACCCTGACATTATTCGTATGTTTTCGGCGCTGGCTGGTCAGATCGGTGAGGATCAACTTATCGGTGAGAAAAGCGAAATGATTATGACGCCAGCGGACGCGCAACGACAAATAACAGACATGGAACGATTAGACGGCCCATATCATGATGAGCGCCACCCAGAACACGATAATTACGTTAACGAAGTTTATCGTTTACGTAGTTATTTGTAACAGTGGACAAGCGAAAGCCCCACGACAGCAAGCTTGTGAGACAAGCAGTCTAGCGACTTAAACGTAAGCTACGGCCCGATTACGCGATTACGGACAACCCGGCGAAGCAACCCCAAAATTTAAACAAACTGTAGGAGACTCAAAATGAGTACTCAAATCACTACGGCTTTTGTTCAACAGTTTTCGTCAAACGTCCAAATGCTTTCGCAGCAATTGGGTTCAAACTTGCGTAATGCAGTTGATACGGAATCTGTGAACGGTGAAAAAGCTTTTTTTGACCAAGTTGGATCGGCCTCGGCTGTTCTTAAAACATCTCGACACAGCGATACACCGCTCGTTGAAACACCCCATTCTCGGAGAATGGTAACATTAGCAGACTATGAATATGCTGATTTAATTGATGATCAGGACAAAGTGCGTCTGCTCATCGATCCGACAAGTACTTATACTAAAGCGGCCTCGGCTGCTATGAACCGTGCGATAGATGATGTAATTATTGCAGCGGCTTTAGGTACTGCCTCTACAGGAAAAGATGGTTCTACGTCGACTTCGTTTGCCGCTGGTAACATTGTTGCTCACGGCAGCGCTGGACTAACGATTGCTAAGCTACTTTCTGCAAAGCAAATCCTGGATGAGGGAAATGTTGATCCATCCATCAAAAGATACTGCGTTGCTTCCCCAAAGCAAATCAGTGACTTACTAGGCACGACTCAAGTAACAAGCTCAGACTTCAATACCGTGAAAGCTTTGGCAATGGGCCAAATCTCTAACTACATGGGCTTCGAATTTATAGTGTCTAACCGTCTCACAACGAGCTCAAGCAACCGTCAGGTTTTGTGTTTTGCTCAGGACGGGATTAAGCTGGCAATCGGCAAAGAGCCGACAAGTCGCGTCGATGAGCGGCCTGATAAATCTTATGCTGTCCAGGTATATTATTGCCAGAGTGTAGGCGCAACCCGCATGGAGGAGGCTAAAGTTGTTAGCGTCCTTTGTGCAGAATAAGGAGGGCTGAAAAATGGCTACTGTATACTCGACACAACGCACTAACAGCCGCGCAACTCCAGCGACTATGAACAAAGCCAACGAAATGTCTGGCAGAGTTCGTATCGCGCACGGCACTTACGAAGCATCTTCATTAGCATCGGGCGATGTTATTGAGATGTTCACGCTTCCAGATGGCGCACGTTTGATCGAAGGCTCTTTAGCGCATGACGCTCTAGCGTCCTCGACTACGCTTTCAGTTGGTTATGCCGCGCATACTAATGCGGCTGGAACTGCTGTTTCTGCTGCTGCTGCTGCTTACAAAGCTGCCGCTGCATCTACTGCTGCTCAGAAAGTTGATATTCTTGCAACCCTCGCCTTGGGATCTGGAACTGAAACTGACACTGATGCTGACGGCGTTGTCGTTACTGCGACTATGGGCGGTGCGGCTGGAACTGGTACTATTGAAGTCACGATCAAGTATGTCGTTGACTAAATAACAGAGCAGAAAGGGCAGGGATATCACCTTGCCCTTTTCCTTTTCGAGGATGATTCATGACCAGCAACGTCGACATTGCAAACTTTGCGCTAAATGACATTGGGGCATCCAACATTGCCGCACTTGATGAAAACAGCAAGCCCGCCCGGATCATTAACCAGCGCTATGCTTCTGTTCGTGATACTGTGTTTAGAGCGCACCCGTGGAATTGTCTGATAAATCGGGCCGAGCTGAATCAGGAAACAGATACTCCGGCATTTGGATATGCTTATCAATATGCTTTGCCCACCGATCCTTATTGTCTGAGAGTGCTAGAGTTTAACAACGGCAGCATGGGTTATCCTCAAGATAATATGCATAGTAATACTGGTGGGCCTGTCTTTGTTATCGAAGGCCGCAAGCTCATAACGGATGAGGGCACAGCCAAGATTAAATATATCGGGCGCTCTACAGATCCCAACACTTACGATGCTAGTCTAATCGATCTTTTAGCAGCTCGCCTGGCGTTTGAGATTTGTCAGGCAATCGTCGGGTCCAGCTCAATGGTTCAACTCAAATCTGCCATTTATGAAAAGAAATTAAGCGAAGCGAGGTTCGTCGATGGCTCCGAGGGCGCACCTCAGAAAATTGAAAGTTCCGACTTTATTGAGAGCCGTTTTTAAATGGCGCGATCAGCACCAGCTCTCAGCTCTTTTACTGCCGGGGAAATATCGCCGCGCTTAGAGGGCAGAGTATCTATTGAGAAGTACCGCGAAGGCCTGTCTGATTTAACGAATATGATCGTCCAGCCGCATGGCGGTGTGCAGCGCAGACCAGGCACAGAATTTTTGGGCGAGGTCAAAGCAAGCGCAAACGCAACTCGGTTAATACCGTTTGAGTTTAAGACTTCTGACACATATGCGCTAGAGTTTGGTGAACAATACATGCGCGTGTTTCGTAACGGGCTGCAAGTCCTGTCGGCGGCTAAGACAATCTCAGCCATAACAAAAGCTAATCCGGGCGTATTGACAAGCAACTCGCACGGTTACAGCAACGGTGATGAAGTTTATCTGACCAACTCAGGCGCAATGACGCAGCTACTTGCTCGAAACTATCGTGTGGCAAATGTTACAACAAATACATTTACACTGACAGATTTGTACAACGCAGCAATTAACACAACAGACTTCACAACTTTTGACAGTGGCGTAACTACTGCTGGAATTTACGAAGTCACGACGCCATATACATCTGCACATTTATCTAATCTTCGATTTGTGCAATCTGCGGATGTAATGTATTTTGTGCATCCTGCTTACGCGATCCGTACATTGAGTAGAACAGATCATGATGCCTGGTCATTTGCTACTTTGTCTGTCAGTGGAAGCCCTACTCCAAATCTGAACAATGCAGCTAACAACTATCCTTCTGTTGTTACATTCTTTGAACAACGATTAGTGTTTGGAGCGACGAACAATAATCCGCAATCACTGTGGTTTTCTAAATCCGCAGATTACGATAATTTCACTGTCGGCACAAATGATGATGACGCTTTAATTTATACCATTGCGTCAAATAAAGTTAATGCTATCAGATACTTATCAGCTACTCGCATTTTGACGATAGGCACATCTGGCGGCGAATACGTGTTAACAACTACAAACGGTGGGCCAGTAACTCCCACATCTACTGTGATCAGAAAATACTCAAACTACGGCTGTACTGATGCGGAGCCCGTCCAGGTCGCAGATGTGACGCTCTTTATTCAGCGCGGATCTCGCAAGGTTCGTGAGTTTAAATACGCCGGGGATGTCAATCAAGACGCCTATGTTGCCAACGACATAACGATCCTAGCAGAGCATCTTACTGAAGGCGGCATCCTGGAGTTCGCATTTCAACAAGAGCCTGAGAGCATAATTTGGGCAAGACGCACAGATGGGACACTTCTCGGTCTGACATATCGCCGCGAAGAAGACGTATATGCCTGGCACAAGCATGTGATCGGCGGTGTGTTTGGCTCTGGTCAGGCTGTTGTAGAAAGCATCATTACATTACCAACGGACTCGGGCGAAGATGAACTTTACATGATCGTCAAGCGCACGATCAATAGTCAAACAAAGCGTTACGTTGAAGTTCTCAAACCCTTTGCATTTGGCACAAGCTCCACAACATCGTTCTTTGTAGATGCTGGTCTGGTTTACTCAGGATCTGCGATCAGCTCCGTAAATGCGCTATTTCATCTGGAAGGTCAAACAACAACGATTCTAGGCAATGGTGCGTCTCATGCTGATAAAACTGTATCGGCTGGCAGCATTACGTTTGACTTTGATATTACATCCGGCGCTGTCGGGCTTGGATACACAAGCACAATGCAAACGCTGCGCCTAGAGGCTGGCTCTGTTGACGGGACAAGTCAAGGAAAGCCCAAGCGTATTCACGCTGTTGTGGTGCGTTTTGATAAAACAGTTGGAGCCGAGGTTGGAACCGATAGCACCAATGTAGATCGGATGTTTTTCAGAGATGATTCGATGGCGATGGACACTGCGATTCCATTGTTCACTGGTGACAAAGAAATCGAGTTCCCTGGCGGCTACGATGATGATGCAAAGATCTTTATCAGACAGTCTCAGCCGTTGCCACTGACTGTCCTGGCGATCTTCCCGCGCCTGAACACTTTCGATATTTAGGAATATTAATGCAAACCTTTAATGATCTTCTAGGTTTAAATCCTCTAAAACCAAGGATAGCCTACAATCCGCTGATGATTGCGCTTGGTATATTGCAAATTGGCACAAGTATCGCCGGTGGTGTGCAAGCCAAGCGATCTGCCGACAAAGCAGCCGCTGCTGCAAAAGCAGTAGGCGAAAAGAATGCTACGATCATTGAGCGGGATCTAACGATCCTCGAAAATCAGCGCAAAATTATTAACGCCAATTTGCTCCTAGATGAAAAGCGCGACAGGTATCGGTTCAGTGGTGTGCAGGGACAAGTTATTGCAAATTATGCAGCGGCTGGAATTGATATAGCGCAGGGTACGCCAATGCGCGTCCTTAGACAAAACGCCCGAGAATTTGAGTATGACGTGAAGGTAAACGATTTCAACAACGCGATCACAAACATGCAGATAATGGATGCCCGAGAAGGCGTCAGGCTTAATGCAGAAATGTCTCGGATGGAAGGTGGCTACAACGCTGCCGCAATGCGAGCGCAAGGTACGTCCAGTCTAATTAGCGGATTTGGACAAGCCGCCCGTCAAGGTTACAGTATGTTCAGCACTCCCACGACTGGATCGACAGGGGGTCCAATGCCATGAAGATACCTCTTTATGAATCCAAGGGGCAGATGACCCGTGAAGCGCCCGGCAGATCTATCTCTGCGCGGATGTCTATGGCTGGGCCAAATGCTATTTTGCAGCAAGGAAAAGTCTTGCAAACGGCAATCCAAGAAATCGGCTCTTACGCTGAAATGAAATATAAGATGCTTGATGAGATTGAGCGTAATGAAGCCATCTTTGGAGCTAAAGAACAAATTCGAGACACTGCGTTTCGCATGAAGACAGGCAATGATTTGCGCGTTCTGGAAGGTGGAAAAGACAGCAAATGGAACCAAGAGATGGATGCCATTCGCACCCAATTAATGGATGGGTTTGAAGGAAGTCGGGCATCTAAAGAATTATTCGGTCAAGAGTTTCGAGTCGCATCGTCTAACGCAGAGTTTATGCTCAAAGAAACAATACACGATAAAATGGAGCTGCGAAGTAAAGCAGCGCGAGGCGCTCGTACAGATCAGACCGTTTCAATTTTAAGTGATGATAATTTTGACCCTGCACAGTTTCCATTTGAACTAGCAAGTCTAGAGGAGATGGTCAAAAGAGCTGCTGGTAACAAAATGGTTAATCCAGAATTGGTAGCATCTATTGAACCAAAGGTGCGTAAAAGCGTGGCGGCAAATCTGGCGATGGCGTTTGCTGGAAGAGATGTTTATGCAGTCCGGGCGCTTGAGGGTGCGCTAGATGTTTTTGAGCTTATTGAAAGCGGTGAAATAACTGCCCAGAAAGCTATTGCTGACGGCAGATTAGAGGAAGTGGTGGGAGCAGAGTATGCTCTTAACATGCTTCTTTCTATTCCGAGAGGACAAGCCAACGAAATTCTAGAGAATGTTGCCAACACGGCGCTTAAGTTTCAGAAGCTAGATGATTTAGCAATTGCAAAAGGTGAGAAGCTAGAAAAAGAAATGGCTTCAAAAATGCACATGATTGCGCGGAGCAATCAACTAGATCCTGGTTCTGAGGTCACGTTTAAGCAGATGGCTCCGTACTTTAATTTTAGACTGGAATTTCTAAAAGTCAGAAATGATGAAGCCGCCACGACGCAACTAAACGAACGTCTAGGGGCTACAACTAAAATAGTTGATGGTGAAGATGTTATAGTAATGGACGGCGGTAAAGTTCGTCAGTTCTTACATGATTATTTAAGCTACAACGGTCTGTATACAGGCAATCAAGCCGAAAACATGGAAAGGCTCATAGAGCAAGAAAACTCTATTGCGACAGAGCCAGAAGTAAGCCAGGAAAACGTACTAGAAGACTTTGACAAAGAGCTTTCTAATGAAACTCTGACAATGGAAGACATACAATTTGCCGCTGCCAATGGTCGGATAACTCGCAGCGATGAGTTTAATTATCAAGAAAGAGTAAGGGGTCAACAAACAAGGCGCAACCAAGCACTTGATAGGCAGCAAACCAAAACTTTCTTAAACATTCGCCGTGTATTTAATCTTCAAGATGCTGACGTAAACGCTGATGACGATGCCGTAAAAGTTTCCCGGCGCTACAGCAATGACGTTCAAGAACAGTTGCAAAATCTAATGGATTTGCCAGACGGCGATCCGAATAAAATTACGACGCCCCGTCAGCTTATTGATGCAGCTAAGCAACTTATATCTAACTACAAAGAAGATTATAAAACCGACCTTCAATCTCGCTTCAAAGCTTTCTTAGAAAGCACTCAGTTAACAGGACGTGTTCCAGAGCTTGCAATCAACATAAATACATTACAGCCCAGAGCCGCCATTGAAGCTAAGTGGTCATTGCTTTCGGACTCACAAAAACAAGTTACTTCAACCCAATACTATTACTTTGCTCTCCTTGCTGAAATTGCAAGCTACGAAGACAGAGGTGCTTTTGAATGAGCAACATTGATACGGATCAAGAAGTCAGCCGCTACATGGATGCTCAAATGTTTGCAAAAGCAAAGGTAGATCCTACGACGATCCCTGGAGCTATTCCAAAATTCAACGAGCAAAACAAAACAAACGATTTTCTGGTCGATTTGCCCAGCGGTGGATATTTTAATCTTGGACCTGAGCCACAACTTCCCCAGCCAGAAGTAATGGACGCAGCCCCTGCATTGAAACAACCAGCAGCAAAAACGCCAATACCCCTATCTCTGGAAGAAGGTAATAGCCGCTTTCTTCAAATGCAAGATAAAATGAAAACTACGCCAAACAGCATTGTGATGAAGAATAAGGAACTGGCAAGCCAACCAAATCAACCAAATTCACTGGAAAACATAACTCTGGAAATTGCAAAAGGCCTTTACCGGGGTGTAATTACTCGGCCCTCGCAATTTCTTGAAGACAACCTTGGTATATATGATCCGCTAGTTTTACAGATTGTTGATGAAACAGGAGCATTCG